CAATCATAAAAGGGAATAAAACTTGCACTCTAAAAGAAGCAAGATTTCTTGGATACATGATTGCCGACGGATTTTTTGGTGGCTATGATTGTGAAGATGAATCAAAACAAGATCGTAATAGTAGATACAGTTTTACTACTTCATACGAATGGACGAAAAAAGATTTCTTAAAATGTCTAAAGTCTATTGATCCAGACTGTGAACCTTACGTAGTTGTTGAAAAAATGCCAGAAGGGTATCGAGATAAATATCATATTTATTTTTGGGGAGATGACAGAACTATTCACAATGACGCTGTAGCAAGAAATGCTGACAAATTGATTAGATCGACTGGCTTGTACGGGAAGCGTAGTGGTAGCAAGTTTGTTCCAGAAATTATTAAAGCTGGGACGAAAAAGATAATTGGAAATTTTGTTTCAGCATACTGGACTTGTGATGGAGAAGTCAACAATGGAAGAAAGAATCCAAACTGTTCTTACTATTATGTCGTTTCTTCAAAGTCAAGACAGTTGTTGGCTGATGTTCAATATTTACTTAGAAGAATAGGTGTGTATACCTATTTGAAGACTGGAACAAAGTTTATCAAGTGTATTGGTAGAGACTATACAGCGAGCGGACTTGGATTTTGTGGAAATTATGAATCCGTACTCAACTTTTACAAATATGTCAAGCTGAGAGGATATAAAGGAAGAAATCAGAAACGTTCTCTGATTGTGAACAATAAAACTGGTAGGGGGACTAGTACAAAATTAAGTTCAAGTCCTAATCAAGTTAATTTGAAGGCACAAGATAGAATAATTAAAGCGGGTGGTTCTATAAGAAAATTTGGTAGTATAAAGCCTTCGATTAGAAAGTGCTTCAGCGCAAAGAGAATCTCTAATAAGACACTTAACGAAATAGAAGAAACATATGGTGGTAATAGAGATTTTGTGAATGGTGCAATATCTTACGAAGAGATAGTTTCAATCGACTTGGTCGGAGAGATGGACGCTTATGATATCACAATACTTTGTGGAAAGAATAAAAGATATCGCAACTATTGCGTGAGTGGATCCATATTGATTGGCAATAGCGGAAAGGACTTCCTCAGCTCAATAATGCACCTATACGGCATATATAGGTCGCTGTGTATGCATAGTCCACAAAGTTATTATGGACTTGCTCCAAACTCTCCCATTTATTACGTCAATGTTGCTCGTAACGAGAATCAAGCGAAGAACGTTTTCTTTAAAGAATTCGTAGGACATTTGATGAATTGCCCGTGGTTCGCCGGTAAATATAGAGATCCTGGAACCATGCAAGTCACATTTGACAAAAATGTTGTAGCTCTGTCTGGTAATAGCCAAGCGTTTGCTTGGCTTGGATATAACGTTGTTCAGTGGGTCGGTGATGAGTTGGCATTCTTTCTTGAAAATCAAAGTGACGCAAACACTGAAGAAGACACTGGAAATTTATCTAGAGCTGAGGAATGTTGGGAAGCTGCTTATGGTAGCTGCCAAACACGTTTTCCAGATCATTACAAAATGATCGGTATCACCACGCCACGATTTGATGATGACTTTGTAATGAAAAAATTTGCAGAGTTGAAGCGTAGGATGATAGAAAAGGGAGACGCTTACGCAGTAAAAGCCGCAACGTGGGAAGTCCATCCAAGACTCAAAAAAGAAGATTTTGCTTCTGCATTCCAAAAGAACTTCCGTCGTACCATGCGTGACTTTGGTGCTGAACCGATGGGCGTTATTGATACGTTCTGGGGAGATCCAGACTTTATCGATAATAATCCATGCGAAAACTGTAAAGAATGTCCAATTTATCAGAACAAGACAGTTACTGATTATGATCTGTATGAATGTTATGATCATCCTGGATGTACAGCAAACGGATATTGTGGAAACGGGGAATTTAGAGATTGGTTTAAGCCAGACAGTACAGCGGATTATTATGCACACGTTGACTTGTCAACTAAGAAAGACAGAACAAGCATTACTATAGGCCACGCATCTGGGTCGATAAAGGTAGAAATTGATCCATATAAGAAGATTGAACAAGCGCAAGAAGAAGCTGGTGTAGGTATTGGTAGGCGTGGAAAACATAACGTCGTGGAAATAACCGATGAAGACCTTTACGAAGAGCGTCCGATCATAACTCTGGACGCCATAATAGTGATATCACCAGCAAGCAATAGGGATAATAGGTTGGTGCGTAATAATGAAATCTATTATGAAGGAATTCTGAAATACATTTTCAAGAATTTACTTGGTAAGGGATTCAATCTTGTTAAGGTCACGTTCGATATGTTTCAATCTCATATGCTACGTCAATCTCTTGAAGACCTTGGTATTGAAGTCGATTTACTTTCACTAGATAGAACAGACGAAGTTCCAGTACAAGCAAAGAACGCCTTTGTAGAAGGAAGAGTAATTTATTGCTGGAATAGGATATTTGCAAAAGAAGCTCGGCATCTTCAATATAGAGGCAAGAAAGTAGATCATCCAACTGGAAAGGGGAAGGATATCATTGACTCAGCGTTTGGTGCAGTTTTCAATGTTGAGACAACATTCAATGGTTCAAGCTTTTATGAACTCATTGAAATTGAACAAGACTGAGGTAGTAGATGAAACGAATTAGCTTCAAAACGAAATATGGATTTGATGTTGGAGGATCCAAATCAAAGTCTACATATTTTACACAATTGACTAATGACGCAGATGCTTTTAATGTTGGTGTGCGTCTTGCTGATGATGAGTGCTATGCACTATTCAAATCCAGTGAATGGGTTAGGGCGGTAGTTGAGAAGATTATTCAAAGCTGCACAAAATTCAAGCTACTCGTAGTTCCAAAAGATAAGACAAAGACAGTCAGTAAAAGCCGCATCGCAAAAGTTCAAAGATTCTTTGACGACCCCAACGCGAACAAAGAGGGTTTTTTTGAGATACGGAAGAAAGTCCTTTTAGACTTGCTCGTAATCAATCGCGGTGCAATTGAGAAAGTTTGGAATAAGAGTGGTACTAAACTTCTTGATATTTATTCGTATGACGCATCAAAGATCAAAGTGCGTGCTAAAAATGGCGTGTTGCTCAATAAAGGCACTTACGTAGTACGCGGGTCAGATGGTAAAGAAACGACCTACAATAAAAATGAAATGATCTTTATGGTGTTCTGTCCATCCTCTTCGTCTTGGTATGGGCACAAGCTGATGGAAACACTTGGAGACAGTGTAGCTACTGATCTTCTGCGTAGTGTGTACAACTCTGCCAATTTCACAAATCGCGGTGAATCGTCTGGAATACTGAATTTGCAGGGTCTCAACAAAACAGATATGAAGCGATTCCGTATTGATTGGGAATCTAAACATAAAGGTGCCGCCAACGCTCATCGTCTTGCCGTGCTCAACGCACAGAAAGTTGACTATATTAAAATGGCACTGACAAATAAAGACATGGAATTCTCTGAATACGGCAGAGAAATCATGCAAAAGATATTCTCAGTGTTTGGTATGATGCCGTATATGATGGGTGTTAGCTTTGGAGCGGGTGCTGGTATTGATCCAGAAAAACAGATAGAAGTATTTAGAGATGGCATAATTGCTTCTCTCCTCGCAATGGAACAGTATTACTACACTAATGAGATTATTAAAGACGGATTTGGGTTTGATGATTTGGAAGTGTGTTTCCCAGAAGCTTCTTTGGCTGATAAAAAGAAAGAAGCTGGCGTTGACGACATTGATTTAAAGAACGGCGTGATCGTAATCAATGAGCGCCGCGCAAAGATGCAACTTCCTCCCGTACCATGGGGTGACACACCGATTTCGCTTAATCCTGGAGGACCGCAAGTTGACCCAAATACTGGCAGGCTTGTTCCTCCGAATGCTCAAGGTGAAGCCAATGGTAGCAAGCCAGAACCAAAGCCAGCTAAAAAGCCAGAGCAACCAAAGAAATCTTTAGTTTCTGAATACCTTGAAAATCTGGTTGACAACTTTAGCATACTTTCTAATGAGGTCCACATTGACAAACTATTCGATGGAGAAGAAAATAGTTTCGTAAAACATGTGTCAGCGCTTATAAAAGGACTGGAAGATAGATCCGAGAAAGATAAATTGATACAGTCTGCGATTAAGTTAATTCCAACAATAAAGTGAGGTAACATGAAACGAGTGAAATCAGTATTAACAGACTTGGATGAAATCTCTGTATTTCAGCATTTCAAGTCTGCCGATGTTGATGCGAAAGCGAGGACCATAAAGGGGTGGGCATCGACATCGGATAAAGATCGTGTTGATGATGTAATTGTCCCAGACGCTTTGAAAGGTGCTGCTAAGGATCTGACAAAGCGGGGAAGTAAAACCGTATTCTATAATCACGACACAGATATTCCAATTGGAATGGTTGTGAAATCTGAATATAAGACTAAAGGTGCCGGTGGTGCCGGTATCTTCGTTGAAATAAAGATTTCTAAAGCCAGTGACGTAGATGATTACTGGACAAAGATAAAGGAAGGTGTTCTCAATTCCTTCTCCATCAGACTTCGCCCGAAGAAGGTAGAAGTCATTCGAGATGAAGAGACCGGAAGGATATTGGAATACAGAATCCTGAAGATGAATCTGTTGGAAGTCTCCGTGGTCGGTATTCCCTGCAACGAAGAATGTTCAATAGAAGAAGTGTTAGAAAAGTCTTTCTCAAAAAGGAGTGACAAAATGAACAAGAAGCAAAATGGTAGCACCATGGCGGACGTCGCCAAGGAAGTAGTCCAGACCGAACTGGCCCCGATTACTTCTGCTCTGTCTGAAATCCAGAAGTCGATTGCTGCTCTTGCAGTTAAGCCGACCGAACCCGTTAAGACCGTCGTGGCCGAACCCGCTAAGACCGTCGAAGCTCCCAAAGACGAAGTTCCGGCTTGGGCTAAAGCTCTTCAGCAAGAAATCCAGTCGCTCAAGTCTGCTCCCGCGAAGGAAGAGCCTAAGCGTAAGTCCGCTCCCGTTGAAGACGACGAGCAGGAAGATAACGATGACGATTGCAAGAGCGAATCCAACGGTGCCGATAACGCTGAATTCCTGAAGACCGTTATCAATACGCTGGATAATCCAGCCAAGTACGCCAAATTGAATGAAGAGGAAAAGAAGTTGTACAAGTCTGTCTACTTCTCTGCTCTTCTTGCTCAACAGACCAGCAAAGAGTAACAAAAAAGAGAAAGGAGACAAATAAGTATGAACAAGCAAATGATCCTTAAGGCACTCAGTGTTGCGACCTCTGGTTCGAGCATCAGCTCTTACCTGCCTGCTCCGCTGGCCGCCGAAGTTATTGGTTACATTCGTGAAATCAATATTCTGCGTCGATTGGTTCGCACCTTTAACCAGAACGCTCGTACTTGGACGAAGCCAAAGCGTGCTGGTGGTTCCAGTGCGTATTTCATTCCTGATGGTACAACCGCTACTATGTCGAGCTGGAGCTCCACCTCGGTACAGTGGGTTGCCAAGAAGCTCATGTCCTATGTTATGATTGATGAAGAGGCTGTTGAAGATTCTCAGCCTGACGTCATTGATCAGATCCTTATGGACTTTGCTGATGCTATGGCAGAAGCTGAAGAGCTCGCCATGGCTCAGGGTGATACCACGCATACGGCTACTGCTCCGACTCCGGATTCGGCTACGACTTCCAATTGGTACGTCCGCGATCCTCGCCTGATGTTCAAGGGTATCTTCACTGCCGCCGCTGATACTGGTGCTGGTGCTGCGACTTCGGTTGCTGCTGGCAGTGCCGTTCTTGGTGAAGACATGGTCAATGAAGCCCTGTACAACCTTG